GACATCTTAAGAAACGTGAGTTAATATATAATCTGTCGCTGTTGATGACGTGTGTCAACCATATCGGACGCGGGGGCAGTACCCGCCGGCTCCACCAGATGTTTATAGTAGTAGAAAGGTTTATTAAAGATAATCCACACTTAGATGGTGGAGAAAAATCTTTCTCTAACTGGAATTATAGGTACTACGCAGTCTTGGGACCTAATGAGGAGTTACTGATGACTACTCGAGACTCAAACGTAGCGAGAGACGCGGCTTCTAGGCTCAACAAAGCCGAGCAAGCCAAACGGAACGGGGCCGACATAGGATCGACGAGTGTGAGGGCGCATGTTCGGAGGTGACGGGATAGCCGCCTCATAGGCTAAGCAAATGAGTGCGAACGATAACGGCACTCTCGCTCTGGCTGCCTAGTCAGCCTTAGCCGGGCTTTCGCGGGGTGCGCCTCGGAACAGAAGCACCCCGCTTCACAAAGGGAGGACGAGGATGAGTAGGAAGATTCTTCCGTGCGCAGCCTTTATCCTATCAATGACTACTACATTCGATCACGAGACTAATGCAGCCGTTCCGATAATACTATCAGCTCCAATCATAGAGGTGGAGTCCGTCTACCTACCTCCGCCAGTGAGCGCGCGAGAGAGGGACTGTCTGGCTCGAGCGGTGTACCACGAGGCACGGGGTGAGTCTGTGCACGGGCAGATCGCTGTCGGTATGACGGTCATGAATCGCGTGTACGACTCGAGGTATCCTGGCACAATATGCTCAGTCGTGAATCAGAGGATCGGTAAGTCGTGTCAGTTCACGTGGGCCTGCGATAAAAAGTTAGTCGCATCTCGCCCGAAGCGGGTGGAGTGGGCGCATAGCCAAAACATCGCTGATCTAATACTAGCCGAGTGGGTGTCTGATCCAACGAATGGAGCCACTCACTTTCACGCGCGGTACGTTCGCCCACTGTGGATAAACGGATTTAAGCGAATGCATGTGATAGACAATCATTTGTTTTATAAAAGACACTGATATATAACAAATATCATCATAGACACATCGAGCTTACTACGAGGTCTGTGCGAGGGTTAGATCTATGGCGAGGAGGCTACAGTGAGTAAGTTTTTTGAAGGCCTGGGTAACGATAAGAAGCTGAGCATCGTCGCTGGACCGTGTGTGTTTGAGGGAACGCGGCATGCGATCGATCACGCTGGGCACATTCGAGAGGTGTGCGACCGGTACGAAGTTAACTTCATCTATAAGACGTCCTTCGACAAGGCCAACCGCACTCACGCAAAGTCTTACAGGGGAGTGTCATTCGACGACGCAGTTTATGGATTCGCGGACGTGCAGCGATCGACTGGAGTAGAGATACTCACCGACGTGCACGAAGCCTGGCACTGCGACGTAATTCCAGCGAGCATCCTGCAGATCCCAGCGTTCCTTTGCAGACAGACCGACCTCCTTCGAGCCGCTGCCGCGACCGGTAAGCCGGTCAATGTCAAGAAGGGGCAGTTCCTGTCTCCATACGACGCTCGGTGGATCGTCGATAAGCTCGAAGAGTTCGGATGCAATCGTCACTCGCTGACTGAGCGTGGGACTACATTCGGATACAACAATCTAGTCGTAGATATGCGCGGGCTGGCGGTGATGAGGTCGTGGTCTCGCGTCATATTCGACTGCACTCACAGCGTCCAGCTACCGGGAGGCGGGTCTAGCTCGGGAGGAGACCGTACCTTCGCGCCGATCCTCGCTCGAGCTGCAGTTGCCGTTGGAGTCGCAGGCGTATTCATGGAGGTTCACGCCGATCCGGACAACGCTCCGTCCGACGGAGCCAACATGATTAAGTTGTCGAACTTTCGTTCTGTTGTTGACAACCTTCTCGAACTAGATTATATTATTAAGAAAGGTGTGCTTGAGAACGTAACTGACGAGAGGTAGATATGGCAAAGTCTGGTAAAATATGGGGAGTCACTGAGGCGATCGAGGTCAATCCCCTCGTCGAGATGCATCGGATAGAAGTCAACGCCGGGCATAGGTGCAGCGTCCATAAGCACAACTATAAGTGGAATGGATTCTTCGTCGAGAAGGGCGAGCTCGTGATCGAGATTTATCGAGAGAACTCGGTCACGGATCAGACCATCCTCCGCGCTGGAGACTACACCGCGATCAAGCCCGGCCTATACCACTGCTTCGTATGTACTGAGAACTCGATCGCGTTTGAGCTCTACTGGCCGGAGCCCATGGGTGATCAAGACATCGATAGGCTGGACCAAGGAACTTCGTTGACCGACGAAGAGATGAAGAAGTTTCGGAGCATCTGGAGGTGAATCCAGATCTAAAGATAGTCGGCGCGGAGAAGTTCTGTCAGCTCGTCGATCAGAGAGTCGCTAACGGGCAGATGGGATACATCGATGCGATCGTCCGCGTATGCCAGGAGACGGGCATCGAGATCGAGTCGGTGAATCGGTTGGTGAACCCGCGCATACGAAAGAACTTAAAGACCGAAGCGACCAATATGAACCTCCTAAAGAGAAAGCGTGGAGCTCGGTTGCCGATATGAGTCGACTCAATCGATTTATATGCGCCCTAGGCTGGCACCAGTGGGTGTGCTACGAAGCGGAGCGACTGCGCGATACTAACGTATGGCGCTACAGCTGCATATACTGCGACTCTAGGAGGGAGGCGATGCGTGAGTTCTTTGACTAACTCGAGCGGAGCAGCCCTAGCCAGAGAGAGGTATGTCGCTATCAAGCTGCACTTCAACAGCGACAGCTACGACTTCTTTAAGTATTCCGGTCGAGTCAATAAATCGAGCGCGAACTCGAGAGACGTGGCTAAGTTCTCTAGGATGGATAGAAAGTACAAGGGCCAGGCTCTGACGGACTACATCTTGGCCAACGTGCTCGACGGAAAGAATTGGATCGGCGACTTTAGTGAGAAGTCTTACACAGAGTGGAGGAAGCGCGTAGAGTCTCTGCGATATCATCTGACCGAGCAGGTTCGAGCCATAGCCGATGCCAGTAGCGGAGACATCGGCGATATGTGGAGGCCGTCGGAGCATAGGGGGTATCCGCCTGTTCTAATAATGCACATGGGTAGGCGCCTCTCTCTGGAGACGATGGCGGCCACCGACATGGTTCTGAAGTACACTAAGCTGTGGAAGAAAGAGTTCTCTCGAGACGTGATCGTTCCACCGTGCACTCTTAGGATACGTAAGTACGTCCCGTTCATGGCACAGAGGATAAGCCTCGATGATGTATCTGCACTAATGAAGGGAGTCGTCAGCCGTGACTGAGGAGCTCAGATCAAACTTAGAGTACGTACTGAACCGACTCATGGAGCTCGAGATGCGAGTCGCGGTCCTCGAGCGAGAGCGTGAGCCGGCTAGGTCGATACCGACGAACGAAACTTACGAGGAGGCGATGATAAGGCATGGGCTAGATACATGATATATAGTTAGTCGCCATGATCGAGTGACTATACTATGAATACGAACCATACGATCACACCAACATACGGAGGATATATGTCTACACTGGAACAGATTCGCTCGTCTCGCAAGACGATGATGGATAAGCTCAAGGGCGAAGTCGCCAAGATCAATACTCGAGAGAAGAGCTACGCCGACGACCGCGAGTGGAGCCTCGCAGTCGACAAGGCCGGCAACGGCATGGCGATCATTCGATTCCTTCCACAGAGCAGCGGCGGAGACGTGCCGTGGACTCGAGTCTGGCGGCACAGCTTCAAGGGTCCGTCGGGTCTCTGGTACATCGAGGACAGCCGCACGACGATCGGAGATAACGATCCGGTCGGCGAACTCAACAGCAAGCTCTGGAACTCGACGACAGACGACGAGTCTCCGGCTCGCAAGCAGGCTCGCGCTCAGAAGCGAAAGCTGACCTACGTTAGCAACGTACTCGTCGTCAAGGACGCCGCGCATCCCGAGAACGATGGAAAGGTGTTCCTATTCAAGTACGGCAAGAAGGTCTTCGACAAGGTCATGGAGAAGCTCGAGCCGCAGTTCGACGACGAGAAGCCGATGAACCCGTTCGATCCAGAGATGGGAGCTAACTTCCGTCTCAAGGCTCGCATGGTCGAGGGCTATCGCAACTACGACAAGTCGGAGTTCGACAATCCGTCTCCGATCTCTGGCGATGACGAGGTCATGACCTCGATTCTGGAGAAGTGCTACGACCTGAGCGAGTTCACCGATCCGAAGCGCTTCAAGAGCTACGCCGAGCTCAAGACTAAGCTCGAGCGCGTCCTAGGCCTCGCGGCTACCGCTCAAGAAGGCGACGATAGGCCGAGAACCATCGAGCCTAAGCGCGGTCCGGTAGCAACTTCGAAGTCGGCACCAACTAAGAATGCTTCATGGGACGACGAGGAGGATGGAGACAACCTCAAGTTCTTTAAGAAGCTGGCAGAGGACTAACGCCGTAGCGTAGGGGGACTTCGGTCCCCCTACCGTGGTGCTACGTCGAAGCGTCACCTATTCTAGTATGCCATCGCTCTTTCTGCATGGAAATTGGTCTGTCGATTAACCTCAGTGAGAGTCGGATCTGGATTCCTAGTTACAATCTGAGTCGACGTAGCGGGCGCAGCGGAAGGGGGTTTGCCAGGTACTTGAATATTTCTGACTTGCGGCTCTCCGGCAGAAACATCTATAGGTGGTAAGACTCTAACGTCTCTCGGGGGCGGGCCCGGTACTGCCGCTGGAACTGCTCCAGCAGAGACCGATCTAGATCCTCCTATTCCAAAAAATCTGCCTATAGCATCGAGTACGCCCGATGTCGATCCT